AACAAGAGTCTAGTTGTGCAGACCGAAGCAGACTACATCAATCTAGGACTTGACGTAGGCGTTTATTTCGGTGATCGTAAAGACTATGGTAAGACGCACACGATTTGTACTTGGCAAAGTTTAAACAATCTATTCAAGAATACCGCAGACGCGGGTGAGGATCCAGAGTTTGTAGCTGGGTTTTTTGAAGATGTAGTTTGTATTATTGTCGATGAAGTCCATATGGCAAAAGCCGATGTCCTTAAATCAATGCTGACCGGTGTGTTCAGCAATGTTCCTATTCGTTGGGGACTGTCAGGAACCATTCCAAAAGAAAAATTAAATCAGGTATCACTACTCGTGTCGTTGGGCCCTGTCATTGGTAAGCTATCAGCAAGCGAGTTACAGGATAGAGGTGTGCTTGCACAATGTCACGTTAATATTGTACAACTTAAAGACAATGTAGAATTTACAAACTATCAATCAGAACTTAAGCATCTATTAGAAGATGCTAATCGATTGGATACAATTGCTGGATTGATACAAAAGGTCAATGAAACAGGTAATACACTAGTTCTTGTCGATAGGGTTAATGCTGGTAAAGAACTTGTGGCTAGATTATCTAGCGCAGTATTTGTGAATGGTTCTACAAGTCTTACAGAACGAAAGGAAGAATATGATGAGGTTGCCACGAGCGACGATAAAATTATTGTCGCAACGTACGGCGTTGCGGCTGTCGGTATTAATATTCCTAGGATCTTTAATTTGGTTCTTATCGAGCCTGGTAAGTCGTTTGTTAGAGTTATTCAATCGATAGGCAGAGGCATTCGTAAGGCAGAGGATAAGGATCATGTTCAAATTTGGGACGTTACAAGTTCCTGTAAGTTTGCTAAGCGACATTTAACACACCGCAAAGCTTTCTATAAGGAAGCAAACTATCCCTTCACTTTGGAGAAATTGGACTATTAATAACTTGACATATACAACAAAGATTGCTAGAATAACACTATGAGAATACTTACCCTTGAAAACGAATTTTATAATTTGGAAACAATGCCAGAAGAAATAGATGATTTGCGTTTTGCTATTTTAGATAATAGTAATCCACAAAATGTCGATTATCATTTTATTCCTCTTATCTTTCTTGAATCTTTTAATAGTCCAGCACTTGTATTAAAGGTAGCTGACAAAGTTATTAAGATGCCAATCGATTGGCAAGTATTGATTGGTGAGCAGGAACACGGAGACTTAGAAGCATTGCCGTTGTCAAGCTTAAATGATCGCGGATTTCATGCTTTCCAGTTTAATCCACTAACATCTTTCAGTCCTAGTTTTCTTCCTATTGAAATCTTAGATATTTATCCTGATGTGACATGGTATAGTCCAAGACTTAGAAATGGACAATTTTTGAGTGTTCCTATTGACGAATCAGAAAAACCAAGATGTATCTATTTTGTTAAGGAAGTCAGTAGGAATTGTGAAGTAGTAGATTATAGTCAGGCATTTTGAGGAGAAAATAATGCTTAAAGTAGATAGTATAAAGACTTTTAAAAAGCTGAATCAAGGTGACGTAATGGGAGTAGTGAGAACACTATATCCTAACATAGAGATCGAAACTATTCTCTCCAATAAAAAGAGGAAGAAGTCATGATCAGACTAGTCGGTATTCTAAGTGTAATTTTATTTTGGGTTCTAATGATCGCACTCAGTCCTGTAGTTTTACTTTTAGGTACATTAATTTTTGTTTTAGCAGTGTGTAGTGCTATTAGTTCATTAGTTTATCATTTTGTAACTGATTATTTGAAGAGGAAGAAGCTATGAAGTATCGTATTGAAATCGGTGGTCGCGGCGGCGAAATTGCTATCGGTAAAGTAAAGCGTGAATTTTATGACGCAATTCAAAATAATGATGTAGAATTCGATGATTACGCATGGAACAATGATTTCTTCGAAGAAAACGAAGAAGTAGAAATTTCAGAAGAAATTCGTCCATTTGAACCAGGCGAATGGTTTGAATGTGATGATCTTTGTCATAATACTGGACCTGCTTCTGAAGATTGTTATGTTTCTGTCCTTGATGAAAATAATAACGTCATCTATGATACACTTACTGTAGATCGGTTTTATGATTTAGGTGCGGACTCGCAGCAGATTGAGGAAGTATATCCACAAGAAACATTAGAAGATGGAGATGTTTATTTCATCGGTCAAAGTTTTGAAAAAGGCCTTTTTTTAGGCTATGAAGTAGAAGATAGCGTGTTTGATCCTAAAAAACTAGTCTTCAATACTGCTGATTGTGATGGCTGGGAGTTAATCGTCGGGGTCAATTACAATGGAGTGTCCTTAGACGATGATGGTAACCTTTCTACTGTTGGCAAAGGCTCAGAGTTCCAACTTATCCTAGTTGAGAAAGATTGATGGCTAAGATTTTCATTACAGGACACAACGGATTTATTGGTTCGCACATTGTCGAGCGTTTGGAGAACGATAATGAACTTGTATTTTTAGAAGGTGATCTCCGAGATTATAAGTCAGTAACTAAGCAATTACAGGAAGAAAATCCTGAAATTATAGTCCATTTAGGTGCAAGAACAGAAGTAGAAAAAAGTTTTTACGAACAGGTAACCTTCAGTGAGATTAACTATGTAGGAACTGTTAATCTTATCGAATCAGCCCGAAATCTTTCTAATCTGAAAAATTTTGTATTTGCTTCTACAATGGAAGTATATGGTTGGCAACCAATTAGTGACCTTATTCGTGATGGTAAAGAAACAGATATAGAAGTGTTTGATGAAGAAACTATTCCTAATCCCAATGCTCCCTATGCCGTAGCCAAATATGCATGTGAAAAGTATCTTGAATATGCACATCGTAGTTATGGATTCCCTTATACTATTATTCGTCAAACTAATGCATATGGTCGCAAAGACAATGATTTTTTTGTCACAGAGCAAATCATTACTCAGATGTTGAAGAATCCAAATGAAATTAATTTGGGATATGGTACGCCATATCGTAACTTCATCTACATTGATGATTTATTAGATGCATGGGAAACTGTTATTAATAATCCTAATAAGTGTATTGGCCAACTATTTTGTTTGGGACCAAATAATGCTATTAGAATCAGTGACTATGTTGATATGATTGCCAAGAAGATTGGTTGGAATGGTAAAGTTAATTGGAATACTAAGCCTGCCCGCCCTGGTGAAATTTATTTGCTAACCAGTAGTAATGCAAAGCTTACTAACATGACTGGATGGGAACCTAAGGTTTCTCTTAGTGACGGGTTAGATAGAACAATTGAATTTTGGAGAACACATTTAAATGTCTAGTGGTCATCATGCACACACAACACTCGGTCAGGCAAAGTACAACAGAACGATAGCAGGCACTCTACCCAGCCAAACTGTATTTAGGCTTGATTCTGCTAGAAATCGCAAGGTAAGAAAAGAGAAGGAAAAGAAGATGGGTTGGTTTAAGAGAAAGTTTGCACAGTGGACCCGCGAAGCATGGGAAACGGCACAGCCAAGAGACGAAGTTTATCCTGTTGTGTCTCGGGGTATTGATGCAAGCAAGAGCATTCGCTTCACTATCTATCCGGCATCAGGCGGCTACGTGATTGAACATTACAAGAATGACCGCATGAAAGAAAGCGATGGCCCAACGTTGACTATTGTTAACAACGGTGACAGCATCGGTCAAGCGATTGAACACGCTATTGCGATTGAGTCGTTGAAGGCATAATGGCTAAAGAGAAACTATCAGCAGACGAAAAGTTTGAGAAGGTCGAGTTTGACCTCTTTGACGCACTTGCGGCTATTGACCGCAAGGACTACTCGTATTATGATAGGTTGACGCCCGAACAGCAAAAGAAGTTCGTGCCATTCATGATGATACATTGGATTAGTGCAATTAAAGGTGGCAGTGAACTACAAAACTACTATCTACAAAGCACTGAGTATCATGCGAACAAGTATCTGTTTAATGAAAGCGTACAGAAAAATCCTAAACTACAATGGTTGATGCTATGTGCAGCAAGCCCGGGTTTAGGAAAACAATTTCATCAATGGATTCCTCATATTCGTGAACGTGTTAGTAAACTCAAAGAATCTCCTAAAGTTAAAGAGATTAAAGACTATTACAAAAAGGTATATCCTAAATCTAGTGATAGTGACTTAAGCGCAGTAGCCGAAGTTTTTGTTGACAATCATCGTAAAAAGATGTATATTGCTAATAGATTCCCCGAAATGAAATTTGATGAGATTGAATTATTAAGTGACCTTATTACAGATAAAGACATCGAAGAATACGAAAGAGAACTCGGCAACTAAGTCTGAGTTTTCCTGTGAATTCTGTAGTCGTAGTTTTCAACGTGAAACTACGATGATTAAGCATCTTTGCGAGAGTAAGAGGCGTTGGCAAGATAAGGACTTACCCGGTAATCGTATCGGCTTTCAGTCTTGGGTAGAATTCTACAAAAAGAACACTACAAGCAAGAAACCAAAAACATATGTAGATTTCGTAAAGTCAGCATATTATATTGCTTTCGTTAAATTTGGTCACTACTGCATCGGCATTAAATGTATCAATGTTAACCGATATGCAAATTGGTTACTGAAAAATCAAATCAAAATTGACAGTTGGTGCAGTGACACAAACTATAACAAGTTTCTCATTCAGTTTCTAAAAGAAGAAGACGCATTGGATGCAATTGCCCGCAGCATAGAAACAACGATAGCTCTAGCTAAAGAAGAAAAGATTCAAAGCAAAGACTATCTAAGATATGGTAATCGTAATCGGGTATGCCATCTGATTACTAATGGTAAGATTAGTCCATGGATGCTTTATCAGAGCGAAAGTGGTGTTGACTTTCTCGGCAACCTTGATGAAGGTCAACAACGGTTAATTATGGATTACATCAATCCAGAACAATGGGCTATCAAGTTCAAGCGTAATACTGAAATGGTTGCGCAGGTCAAGGAACTGTTGAATGCCGCAGGATATTGAAAAGTATAAGGTAGTTCGGCGCGGACCTAAATGGTGTGTTCGGGTAAAGGGTATAGTAAACACCACTGATTCTTGGCATTGGTGCCGTGAACGAAACATGACATACAGTAATATCAAGCAGCACTGGAATATCAATCGTACTTGGTTCGAAGAAACATATAGAACCGAACGCTGGGACTATGACTTCATCTTTGATGAGAAGAAAGAAGCACTGACTTTTATTCTAGGGTACCTATGAACAAGTACTTTCATATGGATGCTAAACTATTTGATTCGTGGACTGACCTATTGATTGATAAGTCTTACGACTACCGGCAGATTGGCATTTCAAATGAACACTGTAATCAAATATCCGAACCGGAGTACGGTCTACGATTGGTTAACTGGCCCGATAAAGCATTTGAAGTTGTTGACGAATACAAGTATACGATTTTCTTGTTGAGATACCGATGAGATTTATAACCTCTCCGCAGCATATGAAACCATTTGTCATTGTTGTTGACTATAAGTTTTATGTTGAGAATGAGCAAGAGATTAACGAGTGGGCCAATAAATGTACTCCGGGCTGGGCATTGACAGGTATGGTGCTAGAATTCAAGAGTGAACAAGATAGGTTAGCATTTTTATTACGGTGGAACTGATGTATACACTGTGCATAAACGATAAAAACAATCAGACTCAAACATGGTGGTTTAATTTTTTGTTTAGCCTCGATAATACTGATGTGAAAACAGGATTAAAAAAGTGGGGAGGAAGGGTTGAGTATGATAGAAGTGGATACAGCGACACTATCATGTTTGACAAAGAAGAAGACTTAGTATGGTTTCTATTAAAATGGGCATGATTGACGATCTTAAAAAACGCTGGAAAGGCTACAAAGAGAAACGCTTCCTAGAAAACTATGGCTGCACTACCTGGCGTGAATATGAGCGCAAGTATGACCAAGATGTTGGGTTCAGAGCAAGATGGGCCCATACGTTTTATCACGGCTACCCTCATGTACTTCCAATAGAACCAATTGGTGTTGCACTGTATGGATTAAAATATCATGACCTAATTGAGCAAATGATGGAATGGTGTGAACAGAATTGTCAAGGTAAGTGGCGCAATGATTGGCATCGCGGATTCTGGGATGGTCAAGGAAACTACGAA